AGAGTGGAAGGTAGGGTCAAAGTTCACACCTTTTCAGTAAATGACCGCCCCCTCAGTCACATTTTTACGTACGCGAAATTAAAAATTCAGGGTGTTGACAAATGAGTGGAGTTGCTGCTGTTCCGGGCAGAGGTCGAAAGGCTAAGCCGCAGGAAGTAAAAAGAGCTGCCGGTAATCCTGGTAAGCGCCCCCTAAATAACAATGCTCCCGAATTTGCTGAAGTCACAAATATTGATGTACCTGAGTATATGATTGAAATGGATCATGCCTCAATGATGTGGCGTTCGGTTGTGCCTGAACTGCTAAAAAATAAGATTCTCAAAATTACCGACATGCACAATGTTGAGGGGTTCTGTATTGCTTATCACAACTGGCGTACAGCGCAAAGGGAAGTGGCAATCAGCGGGGTGACATTATCCACAGATCAGGGAAGTGTTATTAAAAACCCTGCGCTCACTGTTCTCAATGAAGCATCAAAGCAAATGGTAACTTTCGGCTCATTGCTCGGCTTAGATCCTTCATCTCGTGGACGACTGACCAGCGGTGGCGGTAAACCTAAAACCAATAGATTTGCAGAGGTCTTGAATATGTAGCGAGGTCATAAATGACAGCTTTCCCAAATGTAGACATTGCAAATAAGTGGGCCAAGCAAGTCGTTTTAGACAAAATCCCTGCATGTAAATGGGTAAAACTAGCCTGTGAAAGACACTTAAATGACTTAAAAAGATCCAAAAATAAAGATTTTCCTTATAAATTTGACCCTAGATTAGCTGAAAAAAAGATCGCATTTGTCGAGTTACTACCCCATACAAAGGGTGAATGGGCAATGAGACGCATGACTATCACGCTGGAAGCCTGGCAAAAGTTTGGTATCGCATGCACCTTTGGGTGGGTTCGTAAGAAAGATGGGTTTCGTAGGTTCCGTGAGAGCTATTGGGAAGTACCGCGTAAGAATGGTAAGTCCGTAATTGCCGCTGGCGTGGCTCTCAACATGCTTGCCAATGATGGTGAATTTGGTTCAGAGGTTTATGCAGGTGCTACCACTGAGAAACAGGCATGGGAAGTGTTTAAGCCAGCAAGATTGATGGCTATCCGCTCTCCTGATTTTGTGGAAACGGCTGGAATTCTGATTAATGCTGGTAGCCTGGAGATACCGGAAGAAGGCTCGGTATTTGAGCCGATCATTGGTGATCCGCCAGATGGACAATCACCACATTGCGCAATTGTCGATGAATTTCACGAACATCCAACCTCGGCACTGTATGACACGATGCAGACCGGTATGGGTGCACGTAGACAGCCATTAATTTTCACCATCACGACAGCCGGATTCAATATTGAAGGTCCATGTTATGACTTGCGCGGCCGCGTTCAAGAAATGCTGTTGGGCACAGTACCAGATGATGAATTATTTGGCTGGATGTGGACCATTGATGAGGATGATGACTGGACTGACCCAAAGGTTTTAGCCAAAGCAAACCCTAATTTCGGGGTTTCTGTTTATTCAGATTACCTGGAATCACAGCAACGTCGAGCTATCCAGAATGCATCCAAGCAAAACGCATTCAAGACCAAGCATCTTAATTTGTGGGTTTCCTCAAGAACTGCTTATTTCAATATGGAAAAATGGCAGGCTTGTGCTGATAACACACTTAAATTTGACGACTTCTCGGATGTTCCATGCTTAATGCCAATCGATTTGGCATCTAAGGTGGATATCTGCGCACGAATCAATCTGTTTTATCGGGTTGAAAACGGAAAGCTGCACTACTACTGCATCGACCCACGATTTTACCTGCCAGAAGATACCGTAATGAATGGTGATGAAAAGCAGGTGTTAGATCGGTACCAGAAGTGGATGAATCAGGGTGAGCTTGAAGTGCACGACGGCAGTGAAAATGATTTCTCCTTGGTCGCAAGTGATCTGATTAATGATGCCAAAAAGGTTCCATTAACTGAGGTTCCTTATGATGAATGGGGTGGCTTTCAGGTGTCGCGTGATATTGAAGATGCTGGCTATGAAACAGTGAAAATGCCAAAAACTACAAAGACATTTTCTCCAGCCATGAAAGAACTGGTTGCTGCTATTTCTTCGGGTCGATTTCATCATGATGGTCATCCTATTTTGTCTTGGATGATTGGTAATGTAATCAGTAAGCCGGATGCTAATGAAAACGATTTCCCGCGAAAAGAGAAAAGCTCTAAGAAAATCGATGGTGCAGTAGCACTCTTGATGGGAATTAATCGCGCCATGCTTCTGGCTGGTGAGCCAACAGGCGATGAATTTTATAATAATCCAATTATGGTAGGTGTTTAATGAGTACAAAGAAGCCGGGTCGGTTTGCTCAAGCAGCTTTGCGCTTCCTTGGGCTTGATGGGCATCTGAGTTTAGAGCCTGATTTGCTAAGGGCCTTTCTATCCACGTCGAGTGGTAAGCATGTAACAGTAGATTCAGCGCTTCAATTGAGCGCTGTTTTTTCATGTGTCAGTCTGATTTCTGAAACGGTTTCAACACTACCGTTAAAGATCTATCTGCGAAAGGAAGATGGCAGTCGTGATGTTGCGGTGAATCATCCTCTGTACAACATATTGTGTCGGTCACCAAATTATGAAATGACGCCAAGCCGATTCATGTTGATGATTGTAGCCAGTATCTGTCTTTGGGGTAATTCATACATTGAAATTATCCGAAGCACATCAGGCCGAATTATTTCCTTGAATCCCTTGTTACCTCAGAACATGGTGGTATCAAGAAATAAGACCAACAAGATGCTGCAGTACACCTATACCGAAGATGGTGTAAAACGCGAAATTGCTGAAAAACAAATGATGCATATTCGTGGTTTTGGCATCGATGGTGTGATGGGATTATTCAAGGTCCAGAAAGCACGCGAAACAATTGGTGCAGCTCAGGCAGCAGAAGAAGCTGCTGCAAAGTTCTTTGAAAATGGCCTTCAATCTTCAGGCCTACTTTCTGCAGATGGAAAGCTCACACCAGATCAGCGTGAAGCATTGCGTGAAAGCATGACTAAGTTCATGGGCTCCAAGAATGCCGGAAAAATGATGGTGCTGGAAAATGGCATGCAGTACCACGGTATCACCATGAATCCAGAAGCGGCTCAGATGTTGGAAACTCGTACTTTTGAGATTGAGGAAATTTGCCGCTGGTTCCGGGTGCCACCATTTATGGTGGGTCATTTGGACAAACAAAGTTCATGGGCTTCAAGCGTTGAAGGCATGAATATGCAGTTTCTTACCAACACGCTCCGTCCATTACTGGTCAATATTGAACAGGAAATTGCGCGGTGTCTGATTGGTGCAGCAGAGTTTGAAAAATATTACGTTGAATTCGCTGTTGAAGGCTTATTGCGTGCCGACTCGAAAGGTCGTGCCGAATACTATGCTTCTGCGCTTGACCATGGCTGGTACAACCGGAACGAAGTCCGCAGAAAAGAAAATGAAGCACCTATTCCGGGTGGTGATGTTTATACGATTCAATCTGCCTTAATCCCACTTGATAAAGTTGGGGAAAACTATAGTGGGGTATCCAATGAGCAAACGTAATTTACTGCCGGTTGCTAATTTTGAAGGTAAAAATAAAGGTATTTCACCACTTGCTTTTGATCGCTGGAATCCAGCCATTAAAGCGGCTGATGAAGGCGAGAATACTATTGGTATTTATGACCCGATTGGTTATGACTACTGGGATGATTCCGGGGTGACTGCCAAGCGGATTAGTGCAGCATTGCGCTCACTCGATGGTGCTGATGTAGTAGTCAACATCAATTCACCAGGTGGCGATGTATTTGAAGGTCTGGCTATCTATAACTTACTTCGTGAATACAAAGGTCATGTGACTGTGCGTGTATTGGGTGTGGCTGCTTCTGCTGCATCATTTATTGCAATGGCCGCAGATGAGGTTCAGATCGCGCGTGCGGGCTTCTTTATGATTCACAATGCATGGACAGGGCTTTGGGGTAATCGCAACGACCTGCGTGAAACTGCAGAATTCCTAGAGCAGATCGACAACACTATCGCAGATATTTATCACGTTAAGACCGGAATTGGTTTGGAATCCCTATCCGCCGATATGGATAAAGAGCGTTGGATTGGTGGGCGTGAAGCAGTTGAAGATGGTTTTGCTGATGCTTTCCTGCCCTCTGATCTGGTGACAGAAGATACCAAGAACTTCACCAAAGAAAAAATTGCTGCGCATAAGACCGATATATTGCTTGCAAAAGCCGGCCTGACTCGCAGTGCACGACGTGAACTTATACAAGATTTAAAGGGTACGCCAAGCGCTACCCAAGATGCTACGCCAAGCGCTGGCAGCGATGCTCTACAAAGTGTTCTTGAAAGCATGCGTAACGCTGCAAAGAAATTTAGCACTTAAACAAATCCACTTAAATTTATGACCGCCTTGATTGGCGGTTTTTCTTTTTTAGAGAGAAATAATCATGACAGATCAAAATAAAGATCAAACCGCTGCTGCGCTTCAACAAGTAAATGCAGAACTTAAAAACCTAAATGAAAAGGTTCAACCAATGGCCGAAAATGCTTTGAAAGAAGCACAGAAAGCTGGTGACCTTTCTGCTGAAACCAAAAATGCAGTAGATAAAGCCCTAACTGATCTCAACAATCTGCGCCAAGCACAAAATGATTTGCAAGTGAAGTTGGGGGAAGCTGAGCAACTATTCGCACGTGGTGGTCAAGGCGGCACAGAAAAACCATTTGCACGTGCCGGGGATCTTGCTGTTGAAAATGACGCAGTTAAAGACTTTAGCGGTAATAATGTTGTAGCAGGTAAGCGATTAAACATTGCGGTACCACGTGCAGCACTAACTTCATTTGCAGTTAATCCTGTGGATGGTTCGACAAAAATTGTTGCCAATCCATTTCAGAAGCTCAGCATCCGCGATCTACTTGCACCTGGTAAAACCAACAGTAATGCGATTGCATATTTGCGTGAAACTGGCTTCACAAATAATGCAGCGCCAGTGGCTGAAAATACGACCAAGCCATATTCTGAATTAACATTTGAAGAAAAGCTTGAAGCCGTAAAAACCATTGCTCACATGCTGAAAGCATCTAAGCAGATCCTTGATGACCTGCCTCAACTGCAAAGCTTTATCAATGGTCGTTTGCTGAACGGCTTGAAGCGCGTTGAAGATGCTCAGCTGCTATTTGGTAGTGGTACTGGTCAAAATCTGAATGGTATTTATACCCAAGCAACAGCGTACTCAGCACCAATCACAATTGCAGACCCAACAAAAGTTGATGTATTGCGTTTGGCAATGCTGCAAACAGCATTAGCTGACGTATATGCAACTGGCCACGTTCTACATATGGCGGATTGGACAGCAATTGAATTGCTGAAAGACACGACTGGTGCGTATTTATTCACAAACCCATTCTCACCAAACACTCCAAGTTTGTGGGGCCTTCCTGTTGCTGAAACCAACCATGCAACAATGTCTGGCAAATTCTTGACAGGCTCATTTGCTGATGCTGCGCAAATATTTGATCGTGAAGATGCAAACGTCGTGATTTCCACTGAAAACGATGATGACTTTGAGAAAAACATGATCTCAATTCGTTGTGAAGAGCGTCTGACACTTGCAGTGTATCGCCCAGAAGCCTTTGTTAAAGGTTCATTCCCAGCACCAGCAGGTGGTTAATCATAAAAACATGAAGGCGGTGTAACAGCCGCTTTCTTTTGGAGAGTGTTATGAAAATCCTTTTACTTACCGCATTAATGTTGGGAAATAAACTTCATGAAGAAGGTGAAGAAATCGAAGTGACTGATCCACACGGTCAAGAACTTATTGAAAAAGGGCTTGCTGTAGATCCTGAACAGGAAAAGACAGCTAAAGCCCAAGCCGAAGCAGAAAAGAAAGCAAAAGCTGCTGCTGAAAAAGAAGCTAAAGCAAAGGCTAAAGCGGAAGCCGAGGCGAAGGAAAAAGCAGAAGCTGAAGAAAAACTGAAAGCAGAAGGAGCCAAGGCAAAAACTGCTGAAGAAAAAGTCAAAGAAACCGAAGAAAAGTAGGGTAATGTCATGCCAGTAATCAACATTGAAACAGCCAAGACACACTTGCGAGTAGATGATGATACTGGCGATGATGTGTTGCTAAAGCTTGAATCCGCAATTGATAGTGCGGAGCAGTATTTAAATCGCAAGGTCTTTGAGTCGTCAGAGGCCTTGCAAACTGAAAGAAATAAAGTGGCTGACCTGATTGTTAGCGCTCAGACCAGGTACAACCAATCAATTGCATCAGCTGACTTAATTTCTGATTGGGAATATCGAAATATATTAAAAGATACTGCGAAAAATAATAAAAAGGCCGCCATGCGTAATATTCGCATGATTGAATCCGGGATCGTAATTAACCCATCGATTGAAATAGGCATTTTAATGATTCTGGGTCACCTTTATGCAAACCGCGAAGATGTCGTAGTGGGTCTAGGTGCTGCAGAAATCCCGAAAAGCTCAAAATCCTTTCTTGATCCTTATCGAATAGATTTAGGGGTGTGATATGGCCCAACGTGCCGGCGAACTATGCCACCGTGTAACGATTCAGCATAAAACCACGGTCTATGATGAATACAACTACGAAACCGAAGCCTGGACTGAGTTCAAAAAGCTCTGGGGTAAACTGGATTTTCTTTCTGTAAAAGACTCCATTAATGCCAAGGCTGCCGGATCAGAAACCACAGCACGGCTAAAACTGCGTAAACGTAAAGATATTGATACTGGTATGCGCGTTTTGTTTGATGGCCAGACCTTTCAGATCGTTTCACCACCTAAACCAGACAATGAGAACGGTCGTATTTACATGACATTGGAGTTGTCATTAGTGGGGTAAGTCATGTCAGTAGAATTTAAACTCGAAGGTCTTGAGCCAGCCCAGGAAAAATTTAAAAGACTTGGCAATCCTCGCTTGATGAAGAATGCTGCCAATCGCTCAATCAGAAAAGCCATGCGGATTGTGGTTCAGGCAGCAAGGGATAACGCCAAGCGGATTGATGATCCCGAAACACGCGAAATGATTCACAAAAATATCACCTACCAGCAAGGCCGATGGAAATCTGTCAATTGGGCTTCTGGCCGTGTTGGTGTTATGGGTGGTGCTGCGTCAAATAGACACAGCAAAGAGGTTATCTTTAAAGAGAAGAAGCGAAAGGGTGAAGCTAGACAAGCTGTTGGGGAAAACCAAGTTGCTTTACCGGGTGGCAACACAAAGCATTTTAGATTTATTGAATTTGGTACATCCGAAATGCCAGCCACCCCATTTTTACGCCCAGCACTGCAAAACAACATCCAAGCCGTGACCAATAGCTTTGCTGAAAACTTCAATAAAGAAATTGACAAGGAACTCGCCAAGTTATGAACATTTTACCTGTAGTTCCGACACTGAAAGCTAGTAAAGAGGTCACGAATTTGCTCGGCACCAGTCCTTTAAAAGTCTGGGAGGATATTGCACCAAGTGGTACAGCATATCCCTATGCCGTCTGGTCAGTAGTCACAGCAAATCCTGAAAACAATTTGGATTGCCCGGCTAACCTTGATCATGTGTCATTCCAGATTGTGGTTTATGACACTCAGCAGAAAAGAGCATCCGATATTCGGGCGGCAATCAGA